CCAAGGGTCAAAGCGCAATCAACAAATCCACGCTCACCACCGCCAAGATTAGGAAGACGAGTGCTTCCCATTGGGATGAGTTCGTGGACACCATAGTACTCAGGGTTGACAATGTAACCAGAACCAGTAGTTGTGTTACCACCAAAATTAGGCGCACAGTCAGGGTTTTGATTTACGATTGAAACAACTCCGTGATCTGACTCATAAAGGTCAACAGATAGTTTAATAGAACCACTGTTTCCGTCATAGTTTACAGAACGAATTTGCTCTGCTGCACCTGCGCTTGTACGAGCAAAATCAGATATTACACGACGTAGACCAGTGTCAGCAACAAGCATAAGATTGTTGGCAGAACCAGTTACGCGGAATATAGAACTGATTATGTCGTTAAGTTTAGATTCACTAAACTCAGCAGCATTAGCTTCTGTAGTTGTATAGATGCTATCAGCAGGTGTGCGATAAGCAGCAGGTACGTCAGCAGGACCAGCGGAATCAAGGAAATCACCAAGACCACGAAGTGCATTTGCTGTTCCAGCACCATCTTCTGTAGCTTTGTCTTGAGTTCCGGCAAGTGTAGCTTCGACATCACGCTTTAGTTCACGGATAGCTTTAGCTTCAGCTTGTGCGATTTTAGCAGGACCTACGGAGTCAACTGCTTCTTGCAGATCAGAAACCATATAGTCACGACGGAATTTTTGTATGCGATTGTTAAGACGAGCGCGGCTTGCAAATTTGTCGGTGAATGCTGTTACGTCAGCACCTTCGGAGATTCCACCAGTTTGTGGAGCCGAAAGGCTGTCAACAGTCCACTCAACATTAGTTGCAGAGGCGCGTTCTTTATTAGCAGACGAAAGGATAGGAGTCTCTTCAGGCGCAAGAATGGTCAAGACATCAGTCAAGTCCTCACGATTTGAGACAGCCGATCCTGTATTTGTAGTATCGAATGTATTTGAGAATGCCATTGTATTTAATTATTAATGAGTTATCGGCGCGAGGCCATTTGTAGTTTTCTAAGTTCGGCGAAATCACGAGCGTTACCTGATTGCTTGAATCGATTTTGCATTTCCTTTAGATTCTTTGCAGTTCTTGATTGGGACTTGTCAGCGTTTGCACTACTTGTTGTTGCACCTTTGGGTGGTGTAAGTTTCATGCTTGGCTTGTCTTCTACGATAGGTTTACGGCCATACATACTGTTCGCTGCGTGAGCAAACCAATAATCTAGTTGACCAGCAACGTCTGGTATTTCTTGAGATAGGATTCGTTTCATTTCTTTGAAACGAGTATCTGACATAATAACTTCGTATTGTTTGCGGATGTCGTTATCTTCTCCATCTAACCAGGGTAACTCCTGTTTAGCTTGATTCTCTAAGGCATTCTTTAAATTTATACCTTTTTGTTTCGCTTGGATTTTTGATAACTGATCCGGCAGTAAACTCTTACGTGCTTTACGTGCTTGAAGAAGAGAGTGCCTAACCTGAGCCTTTGTCATTTCTTTGCCTTCTATTTCGGCAATGACATCGTCAGCTGCATGGTCTGCGTTCTCAAAAAGAAGATCCTCAGCCCATTCAATAACATCATCTGCTTCTTGAGTTTTAGCTTGTATTTCCTCAACAGTTTCTAGGTTACTGAATGGATTATTAGCAATTTTCTTTTTGGGTTCCGGATCTGGCTTATTGCGTATTTCAGCTTCTAACTGAGCCAGTCTTTCTTCTGCGGCTTTGCGTCTTGCGGTAAGTTCCCCAAAACGTGCAACAGCTTTACTGCCTAGTTTTTCAGCAAGCTCCTTTAATTCTTCTTCGGACGCATTGTCCAAATCAATCTGTGAAAGAACATCTTCGGATGTTGATTTAACTTCAGTCTCTTCTGTTTCAGTTTCTTGAGTTTCCTCAGTAACCTCTTCAGTTGTTTCCTCAGTTGGCTCTTCGGCAACTGGTTCTGATTCTTCCTCAGTATTCTGAGAAGTCATCTGCCCCAATCGGCGATTTGCAAAATCCGTAACGGATATATTAGTATTTTCCACTGGTTTTGTATCTGCCCCAGAGTCAGCAGTTGCGATTTCGTCTGTCATAATTTCCACTCATTTACGCCGAGAGATTGCGATAATTTACTGTAACACAGGTGAACAGTATTATTCACCTAAAAATTTTCACGGTGACGATTACGTAGTTCTTCCCAGTTCACAAGCTGAAGAAGTTGATCGTACGTAATAATACGTCCTGATATTTGTTGTATGTTGTCGCTAGTTGCTTCGTGCAGTTCTTCTATGGTTTCTTCCCTAAGTTGATGCACCATCTTCATAAACCGAGCAAATGCCTCGTAATTGTAAAGTGTCTTAATATCGTCTTGAATATTCATTATTTAGCTGGAGTTATTGCTGCTGCATACATTCTAGTAGATTCTCTACGTCTGTCAGCATGAGGTTTGCCTGGTCTTAGAAATATATTCATAATGTCATCAGAAAGATTTATAGGGTTACTTTTTGTTTTGAATGACTCTCTAAGTTTTTCTGCATTTCCTTCTCCAATAATCTTTTGTTGATTTCCATAAATATTTTCAAAAGTGTATCTTACTTGTGAATCAACACTATCCTCCAAGTCATTATCTTTAAGATATTGATTATAATAGGGTTTATGAAAATCAAATTGAAACAAACCATATCCATTGCCTCCTTTTTGTTTTTGTTTGAAGTCAAATGTACCTCCGGTTTCTACATCAATATTTCCTAGCATAGCAGAAATCAATGCAGGGTTTGACCCAAAGTATTGTTCTAAGGTAGAAGCCACGTGCCGCATCCTTAGATTGTTTGCCTCTCGATCGCTAAGTTGCTGAGTACGACCGCTAATAAAATCTTTGGGTGTTTTATTATCTGCCATTGTATAAGTTGTTGAACAACAAATAATTACTACAATACTACATATTCTGTGTACTAACTTGACCCATTTGTGCTGGGGCTGTACCAATCCTACCGATTTGTGCATTCTGTGCTTGTTGCATCTGGAATGTGTACTGTCCTTGATACTTCTCCATACGACCCCTGAAGGCTTCGTCTTGTTGTAGACGTTGTTGAATATCAGGCTGTTGAGCGTACTGCTGAATAACTTGCATAGCAATCTGTGCGCCTGTAGGACGCGCTGGCATTTCAATACCTGCAAAAATCTTTGTAAGGTCGTCAGTAACATTTTTGACCATTTCTTGTGAAGCATTTTCTGCTGGCTGTAGAACTGCGTCAGCCATAACTGGATCAATGCTTGTAGCTGCAATGTCAAGAAGTCCATCTATATTCATTCGATTATTTACATTAAGTTGATTCAATGCAACAAAACTTTGCAACTTCTTCTCTACTGTTTCTGGGTCAGTGTCAAGCACGTCAAAATTAATCATGATGTCAAAGTTCTCATTAGGATCTCCTTTAGTCATAACCTGTGGGTCCGGTATACCAGTAACTTGAAAGAATACTTGATCCGGTCCGAACCTTTGGAAGCACTTGTACGACATACGAACTACCTCTGATACGTGACTCAAAAACTTATCGATCATGAACTGCTGTCTTGATTGAGACATAGGATCTTCTGGATCAAGTCCAATCAACCTATCAGCTTGGTTAAGTAATGTCTGCTCCATTTCAACGGAACCCTGATTGAAGTTAGGTGTAGGTGCAAAGTCCAGATCACCTTTACGACGATAAGGAATCATCCTACCAGGTCCCCAATCATTTGGAGCTTGCCCTACTGGGTGTAATATAGGAGGTAATGTAGCTAGACTATTGCGGTCAATCCGTGAATCACGTTCTACCTTTACTTGGTTTTGTAGTCCACGCAAAAGACTTGGAACTGTGGAAACATCGTACAGACGCTTTGTGTCCTCAGAAAAACGTGTGACTACTACTGGATAGTCTTCGTATCCATTGAGTAACTCAAATTTAGCAAATGCTGGAGTTCCTGTAGCTATATCTCCGTCGAAGTTTTTGTGAAAGACTGTGCAATAAATACCTTCTGATCCATCTTCTTCATTGATAAGTCTTTGATAACCATAGATTATTTCGATTAGTTCATCGGCCTCGTAGGCAGTATCTGTAAGACTCATGCTACGACGGCCTTCTTCATAACGCTCTAGGCTGTCAATGTTTACACCTCTGTATCTTTCGATCATTGTATCTACAAAGTCCTCATCCCAACCGTCAGTAGTAACTTTTAGTTCTAGTTCTTGTGGGGTGTAGTAAGTTTTCCAAAAACAATAAGGTGCGCGTTGTGGATCAGTGACATAGGGAGGAAACAAAAAGTCACCATCAGGTGCTAGGGTTTTTACTTCTGGACAATTAATTTGACGACGTACGACCGGCAGTTTAGCCATTCCATTTTTTCTTAGATCTTTGAGTGCTTTCTTTGCGCGTTTCTCCGTAACGCCGTCAAAAGTTTGTTGAAGCAACAAGACTAATTGTTCGTCATTCTCTTTACTTTGTATTGCTTGAAAAATTTCTGG